ATCCAATGAGTGTTCTTGATAAAGAAGTATCACGTTATAACGAAGGGTTTGTATCAAAAGGTCGTGCACTTGGAGAATTAGGACATCCTGATGGTCCTGTTGTAAACCTTGATCGTGTTTCCCATAAGATTACCTCTCTTGTAAAAGAGGGTACAAACTATGTTGGAAAGGCAAGAATCCTTGATACTCCTATGGGAAAGATTGCATCTTCTCTTTTAGATGAAGGAGTAAAACTAGGTGTTTCATCTCGTGGTATTGGTTCTTTAGTCAAACAAGAAAGTTGCAGTATAGTCGGTGATGACTTCATCCTTGCAACTGCTGCTGATATAGTAGCAGATCCTTCTGCTCCAGATGCTTTTGTTAATGGAGTAATGGAAGGAAAAGAGTGGGTTTGGGAAGGTGGTTCCATTCGCGAAGCGGCTGCTGAACAAGCAAGAATCGAGA